GCGTATGTCGTTCTCCTGTCAATAAGTGGGGCGCCTGAGTATACCGAGAAACAATATCCCGCGCCCGTTCCTGTTCCTGCGTCTGTATTACGGTGGTCAAATGCTGAGTATTTCAAATTCACACCTGATGGACTTCCGGAGGTATCAAGATATGTGACAGCAATACCATCAAGAAGCTGGGGAGAGGTAATCCAGTAAATCCAAAAGGACCATGTGTTACCGCTGGTATTCATGTCGAAGATGCTGGTATCGCTGTTTCCCTCCATGTAGTCGTTCACCCCATCAAACTCGAAGTATCTCCGGCCTCCGCTGGTGGTCCATGTCGGTCCTGTGATTGTGAAGTTGTACCCGCTATTTGAGAGGTCATTCCAAGTGGAGCCACTACCGCTATAACTTTCTGTATTGTAAGCGTCTAAATGTAATTTTAATCCGTCAGTGTTTACTGATTTGCCGTAATTTGATTTTGTTGCATTATAATTTTTGTTTACTTCAGTGGCTGTGAGTGGTCGGTTGTATCGCAATATCTCACCCACCCGGATGTTGTTAAATCGGCCGAACGTGCCGTCGACGTTAATGCACCCCACGGTTGGCTTGCGTGTGATGTTGGCAGTGGCCCACGTTCCGCTTGAAAGGGTGTGGGCTTCATTGGTTATTTCTGCGCCGTCTTTGTAAATGCGGAAGGTTCCCGTGGTGCTCGTTGAATAAGTCATTGTAAATGTCAACTGAAACCACGAACCAGTCGGGACGGTCTCGGCCTTTGTCGTGTGGTAGGCCGTTGAATTCAGGTACACCCCCATCATGTAACCCTGTCCGGTACTGCTTGAGTTTCCGCTGTCGTTGCTACGGTTATCCGTGAAAAAAGGATAAGCATAGCTTTGAGCTGCGTACAGGCCCATTCCGATAATAACATCCGGAAAGGTTACGGCCTGCGAAGCCGGAGCACTCACGTAGTATATCCAAATGCTCCACGTATATCCGGTCGTGCCGATGTTAAAGTCGGAACTGTCTGTCGCCCCTTCCATCCGGTCGTTCACCCCATCAAACTCAAAGTACCTTCGGCCTCCGCTGGTGGTCCAAGTCGGCCCGGTTATGGTGAAGTTGTACCCGCTATTCGAGAGGTCCGTCCACGTAGAGCCGGAGCCGCTGTAGCTGTCGAGGTTGTACGCGTCGAGGTACAACTTGAGTCCGTCGGTGATGACGGGGTATCTTCTTCTTGCCGAAGCAACTGCATTAAGTAACATCATACCAGTGAACGTTCTCCAGTTAAAGTCCAAGTATCTGATGCAACTCTTTTGAGCGCAATAACACTGTATCGAGCAAATGTCTTCAATGTTTCAGTAGAGTTTATGGTAACACCGCTTGCGGCAGCAATAGTTAATTGACCAGTATTATTTTGCTCAAAATAAATCTCAGTATCGGCAGCCCACGTTACGCTCGACTGTGCTGGAACGGTTATGGTTACCGCTGTTGTTGATGTCGTCTGTATGTAATATCCAGCGTCAGAAAGTTGAAGTGTGTAAGACGTTCCGCTTTGAGTTCTTACAACGCTATAACTGCTTCCTCCGCCGCCGCTAACAGTCCCCCAAGAGGTGTCGTAGTCTGCTGTTGAGTTTTTAATAAGCGCCTGACCTGTAGTCCCACCAGTGGGAACCCCAACACCAGTCGCGCCTGTACCTCCTGTACCTCCTGTTACTCCAGTTGCTCCAGTTGCTCCTGTAGGACCAGCAGGGCCTTGAACACCCTGAACGCCTTGAACACCCTGAACGCCTTGCGCTCCCGTTTCGCCTGTTGCCCCCGTAGCCCCCGTTGGACCAGGAACAGTTGAATCAGCGCCAGTGGGTCCTATTGGGCCCTGAATGCCCTGTGTGCCAGTCTCACCAGTCGCACCTGTGGCTCCCGTAGCGCCAGTCGGACCAGCAACTCCTTGTATTCCCTGAGGACCAGTTTCACCCGTAGCGCCCGTAGGTCCCACAGGTCCTTGTATTCCTTGAGCCCCAGTAGGTCCCTGAATACCTTGAATCCCCTGCGCCCCCGTCTCCCCTGTTGCCCCAGTAGCGCCCGTAGGCCCAGTGGGACCCGCCACCGTAGATGTAGCCCCTGTTGCCCCTGTAGCTCCTGTCGGACCCTGAATCCCTTGAATACCCTGGGGACCTGTCTCGCCTGTAGCCCCTGTAGCTCCTGTAGCTCCCGTGGCTCCAGTTGGTCCCGCTGGCCCTGGTACTGTAGATGTAGCTCCCGTAGCCCCAGTTGGCCCTATAGGTCCTTGAGACCCTGTCTCACCTGTTGCTCCAGTTGGCCCTGTGGCGCCAGCAACACCCGTGGCCCCAGTAGCCCCCGTAGGTCCAAGCTGAGTGTATGTTACTTGTGTGATACCACAGATAGCAGATGGGGCGGCGGGGATGTTGTTAGCGGCTATTGCTTGAAGAGATATGTCTGTAGATTCGGACTGCCAGTATATCTCTATATAATCATTTGCAGCAGTAGATGTACCTACAAATGTTATAGTTAATGGGGCTTCAGAAGGTTCTGTAGAAGCTTTTCTAGGCTCTTGTGTGGTATGAATGGTAGAGTTAGCGTAATCACTTCCGTTAAGCTTTATCCAAAATTCACTTTCTTGTACAGCGTTTGAGGCATTTGTTATCTGAATTACACAAGTAAGTGTATATGTTCCTGGGTTAGCAATAACTATCCTTGAATTGTTTTGAATAGATATTCCGTTTGACGTGTATGTCCCGTTAAACGTAATTGCCTGTGGAGTATTTATAGTGGCGATAGTCTGAGTAGACGAACTATAAAATGAACCATAGTAACCTATTGTTCCTCCAGCTCCTGTAACTCCAGTAACACCAGTGGCCCCAGTAGCTCCTGTTGCTCCAGTAACACCTGTAGCCCCAGTTGGTCCAGCCACGGTTGAAGTAGCACCCGTAGTTCCAGTCGCTCCAGTTGCTCCAGTAGGGCCAGCTACCCCTTGTGGTCCTTGTGGCCCAGTCTCTCCAGTGGCTCCTGTAGCTCCTGTGGCCCCTGTTGGTCCCTGAACGCCTTGTATTCCCTGTGCCCCCGTACCTCCTGTTGCTCCTGTTGCTCCAGTAGCCCCCGTTACGCCGCTTGTCCCTTGGGCACCGGTTTCTCCTGTAGCCCCTGTAGCCCCTGTAACTCCCGTGGGTCCAGCAATCGTTGATGTCGCACCCGTTGCCCCTGTCGCACCCGTTGCCCCTGTTGCTCCCGTAGGTCCAATCGGACCCTGTACTGTAGATGTAGCGCCAGTGGCTCCCGTAGCGCCAGTGGCTCCCGTAGGGCCAGTATCTCCCTGTACTCCCTGGATGCCTTGTATTCCTTGAATCCCCTGCGCCCCAGTCTCGCCAGTAGCACCTGTCGACCCCGTAGGACCAGTTGGTCCAACTACAGTAGAATCTGCACCAGTGGCACCCGTAGCACCAGTTGGCCCCGTAGCTCCTGTAACGCCAGTCGGGCCTGTAGGTCCCTGAACTGTAGAGTCAGCCCCTGTAGGACCAGTGGGACCCGTGCCACCAGTCTCGCCCTTGGGTCCGGAGACGGCGGGAACCTGTACATCAACTATATTACTTGATGGTACAGATACCTCTACGGATAACTGAGCGGGGGATGTTACCTCTACAATCATTTTAGCTGAGTTCGTTTATTTCTTGCTGGCATGCAGCTATGGCACCATCGTAACCAGACACATCAAAATCCATTTTAAACAACAAGTCTTTTGTAATTAAAAGATGTTGTATTTTTTGGTTCAAGCTATCTATTAACTGTTGATTGCTCATGTTATTCGTATAGATGCAAATTCCAGTTTAACCTATAATCTGCTGAAGTTGGTCCAGCAGTTTTCCATCCAAATCCAAACCACATGGAACCTCCTGTAATTCCAAGTCCAGTAAGGCCAATCGTATTTAAGGCCGTTAAAATACTAGACGAGGTGTCAAGTGTAGACTCAGCAACACCAATACATGTATAAGTAGACGACGACAAGCCTTGAGAGGCTACCGTTGGACTATGCCACAAAGACATAAAAAATACTTGATTTGTTACAACGGCAGACCCCCAGTTCAAGCCTCTTGTGCTCATCTTTATCTCAGAGACATTGTGGGGGACGTCTACAAGAGAGCCCTTGATGCTGTATGCTAGCGAGCTATGGGTAGAGGAGTTAGGTGTTGGTGGAGTTCCGCCATGATTATAACTTACGAGTTGTGTTAAAAGTCCAGTACTTGCATCTGAGTAGGACGGACCAAAGGCAGGCGGAGCGTACAAAACATTAGTAGCAGTAGCCGATACAGCATAAAAACCATTATAACTACTTGACTTCTTTGCTGTTGACGTTCCCGTTGGTCCAGTCATTCCTGTTGCGCCTGTTGCGCCTGTAGGGCCTATTCCCCCAACTGGCCCCGTCTCCCCAGTAGGTCCAGCAGGACCAGGAACAGTAGAAGTAACTCCTGTCGGCCCAGTTACACCAGTAACTCCTGTAGGACCTGTAGGACCCGTGGGACCCGGAACGGTTGAATTTGCCCCTGTGGGACCTGATGGTCCTGTTTCTCCCTGGGTGCCTTGACTTCCTGTAGGGCCAACAGGGCCCTGGTCTCCCTTCACAGCAGGAACAGAGACCTCTATAATTATGTTACCAGACTCTATGATGCTGGTGGCCATTACACAACAGTTATGTCGTCGTTTACAACAAACCCTCCTCTAACAATAGTCTTGTACGTTCCGCTCACAACTGATTGAATATCATACACATACCTTCCAGCAGGAACCTGCTTCATAGTGTTATGCGAACCAGTTATAGTCACATTACCGCTGTCGTCAACCACTATTGGCTCAAACGTAAGGTTTGTCACAGGAGCCTGTCCCTCTTCCTGTCTGGTTTCTTTTGCGTCTGGAGTGCTTATAACCACAGGCCCTTTCATCAAGGCTGGCTCCACGGAGGCGGGGTCTTGTACTGGCTGTTCTCTGACCTGCATCAAGAACGTGTACCCAAGGGTAGACAATTCCATGGGGACGCCATCAGAGTCCTTAAGTCTTAGATTAAGCAAGAACGTGTCTCCCTTCTTACAGACTATGTCAAGCTTGTCGGCTGTATCTAATGTAACCTTGCTGGCCATTATATTATGTTTGATTGTTTACGCTGTTCTATAAGCTTTGACTGTTCTATTGCCTGCTTCGTGACCCTCTCATCCTTTCTGTTTTCTTTGAAAACCTCTATCTTTTCCTTAAACTCTTTGTCGTCTGTCTTAAAACCAAGCATGGCCTGAGCCTTTAGTAGCTCAATTTGCATTCTGTTTTGATGTCTTACGGCTTCTAATTGAGCTTCAATCTGAGCCTGCAACTGCATTTTTTGAGCTTCAATCTGAGCCTCCATCTGCATCTCCTGCATCTTGGCCTGTGAAGTTGCTTGAGCAGACTGCTGTTGTATCTGAGCCTGCATCTGCGAGTTCTGCATGGCCTGCTCCTGAAGCCTCTTCATGCGCTTCTTGCGACGAGCAATTAACAGCATCTCAGCCTGATTGACGTCCTTCATGTTGCGTATGGCTATGGCATCCTCTATGTCAAGTTCCTTCTGCTGAAGAGAAATCTGTATGTTCTGCTCAAGATACTGTCTGTCCTTATCCTCCATGTCCTTCACCACCTGCACCCCAAAATTGTACATAGGGAGATTGCTGAATGACGAAAGGACATTCATGTTCTCCTTACCTATAGCATTTTCATACACCCTGAAGATGACGGAGTCAGTTGGGAGAATCTGGATACACTTGACAACATCCTCGCACACTTTTTTGAACAGAACCATAGAGGCGTTGGTTATGTCGTATATAGCGTTGTTGGCAGCAGCCAGAGCCTGCTCTCTAACCCCGACAAGGGCCTCTCCTTTTGGTGATGAAGCATCCATTACCTCGTTGATTCCAGTCACATCACGAATCATCCTTAGGTAGTGATTGTATATACCTATGAGTTCGTTTATGTTTCTGATGCTGTTGCCAATCTCTCTAATCGGTGGATTCTGGAACCCTCCTTCTGGGTTCTTACTTCTATAGTAGAAAACACCAGTCTGCTCATAGATGTCGTGCAGGTCCAGGGGCTGTAGCTCACCACCCTTGCCAAGCTGCACATTCTCCAGGCCCTCAATATCTATGATAAGCCCATCAGGCTTTGCCTTGGCTATGGCCTGCTGTATCTTCAGGTGTGTGAGTTGTAACATATCAGCAAACCCTATACAGCTATCCACCATGCTCTTCGGCATCATCTGCATCAGGTTGGTTGAGATGGCGGAATAAGACATACGCGCCTTTGATATGTCGTGTATGTTCTTTGGTATGTTGGTGACCTTTCCGTACCCAAACAAGTAGTCGTCGCAGTCGAGTATGTAGCTGCCCCCGTAAACGGTGGCTATAGTCATCATATGAGGTCTGCGCTCATAAACACTACCAGGTCTTTCTTTGTACTCAAATCCCTTGTAGAAGAAGTTCACGTTCCCGTATCTGTTCTCTTTCTCTTCGAAGTACATATTGTCAACTGAGATAAACTCGAAGTCAAGAACATCTACCATATACTCGTCATAGCCATATATATTCTTCTTAAGTCTGTCGTCGTATCTGTACTTGTCTATACCAGAAGGGTCATTCCCAGTTCTGTTTTTAACCTTATAGGCAATTTTCTTCAGCGTCTCCTCGTCAATCTCCCCGTTAGATATTCTTCTAAGTTCATCTATAGAGATTCTCTTTATGCTTCCCGCATAGATGATGTCATCAAAGTTGGGGTCTTCTGTATAGCTGTGAACAAATCTTGCTGGGTCCACGTAATCCAGGACTATACCTGTGTTGGGGTCGTTTCTACGTTTCACAACAGCCATGCCTATAGAGGCAAGGTCATTGACGCATCTGCGGTATGTGCCGTCGTTGAAGTTGTTCCACGACAGCGTCATATTGGTTCCAATCTGTGCAGCAATCTCTGCGTCAGTCTTTATGTTCGTCTCAAGAAGTATCTCTGACTCCTCGAGCGTCTCTGGAAGTTGTTCTGGGTCTATGTCAAGCACAACGCCAGTCTGTTGCTTCAGCTGGATGAGTTGCTCTCTGGCCTCTACCTGCATCTGAATCCTTTTCTTCTGCTCATTTTTTTCAGAAGAAGACAGCGGGTCAACGGCCTCAAGATTAGGGTATGGGTCTCTCGACAGAATCTTGTTGACCACGACGCGTACAAACTTCGGCAGTATAGGAACTGGGGTGAAGTCTATGTTTAGTAAGCTACCGTCGTTGCTATTAGGGTCAAGAGTGTGAAGCAGTTGCTTGTATATGGAGGTGTCCTGAGTTCCGTTGGCATAGTTTCTTGAACGCTCGAACGTAGAGTTTCTCTTGGAGAACAATGAGTTTGTGTCATATATCTTCCCCCACTGAGACTCTATGGCCTTGGCATACTTGATGCCGTACTCCTTGCTTGCCTTTACAGAGGCATCTGCCAAGGGGTCTGGAAACCCTCCTGTGTTCTTGTTTTCTTTATTGTACATTACGGCAGAGCGTATACTGCGCTATAACACAATATAACTCTGCAAATATAAATAAATCAACCCATGACCTTGTATCTACGTATAAATCTCTTGTCTTCAAATGACGCCACTGGTTTTTCTTTCGCCTTTTGAGCGGCGAGGAGCGCCAATCCAGAGCTTATGGTCAAGTCAAACTTAGTACGCTTGTCAATCTTAAACCCTATCCAGTCCTCCAGGGTTCTATCGAAATACATCTTACCCATCTCCCCAGTCTCGTAGTTTATCCCGACATGGTTGTGGACGTAAGACTCTATGGCCTGGGCATGGGCATGTATGATGTCCTGCGAGTTTGATGGGATTCCCTTGGTCTTCACGCTTGTATTAGAACCAGAAATCTTCAGGTGCTCTGGCCTGTCCATGATGTACCCGTCATAACCCCTCTGCTCAAAGTACCTGACTATACCGTACTTGTTGTTTTCTATAAGCAGCGGATAGCCATAGAAGAAGGCGCACATAAGCACATCCTCGTAGAATATCTTAGCCATGTCCGGTCGAGAGGCGTACTCCACCACAAACATGTTGGACGGCCTGTTCATGGAGAACTTGTTGTACATATGGAGGGCCCCCTTGGAGCCCCTGCCGTCTACAGTAGCGTCGATGTCATAGGAGTCAACCCCACCACACCCATAGTCAGAGAATGGGGGAACGCGCTTCCCATGGGCCTCTCTTATCACGTTTCGCTCTTCATTAGGGGGCATCCAGCAAACCCTAAATCTTCCGTTGACGTTAGGAGAGAACACAACCTTCTTGTCTTTCTCCTCCCACACAAAGTTGCCCTGTACAACAGGGTTGGGGTACAGTTCCTGGTTGTGCTCTATCTGCTCGTAAATTTTCCCTACGTTAAATATGCTCCCCGACACACTGTCTCTAAACGCCTCGTCTTCGTTGAATGGAAACTGCCTGACTATTTCGTTCATCTCCGAGGAGTCATGCTTCATGCTGTCTCTCTCGTTTCTCAAGAAGTCTTTGGCGCCTATGGCGGTAGTTCCACCGTCGAGCGTCTCAACTGGTTCTTCTGGGGTCTCTGCTATAGGATTACCATAGACATCAAAGAATCCCTCCAGGGCGTCATAGGCAGGAACAAAAATCTTGTACAGTCCGCTCTTGGTTCTTCCGTTGGCATTTCGTTCAAACGGGTTGCTGTCCTCCCACAACTTCTTGTATTCCTCACCACCGTTCTGCATTGGGTTCACGGTACTGCCAACCAAAGCCTTACCAATCACGTTCTTACCAACGATGAGACACGTACGCTCTATCCTCCACGCCTCTCTTATGTCTGACGGGTCCTCCCACTTACCAGCCTCATCCAGGTATAGCATGTGCAGTTTCTCACCGTCGTATGCGTTGTTGGTGGTGTTCTTCCAGTTGATTATGGTGTTAAGAGCGTCACCAGCATATGTGCTCTTGTTGTTCTTGGTTATCCTCTTGGATGGCTCCCTAAAGGCCAGTTCCATTCTGGGGTTGGTGGTACCGTCCTGGATAGGCTTGAAGAAGAAAGGGTAGTTTGTAAAAATCTGAACTACCTTCTTCATGAAGATATTCTCCTGAGCGTCCTTACCCGTCTTGGACTGTATGCCTATCGTCTTGTCCTTGACCTGAGTTCCCTCGTCAACAAGGATAGCAGTGCAAATGTTGGTGTAACCAGAACGGCGACACTTAGTATAAAGCTGACCAATACAACGCTCGTCAGCCTCACAAGCAGCAAAATGAAGAAATATCTCACGTTGAAACTGTAGGAAGTAAGGGTAACCTATGTCAATCTTAGACCACTGGAGAAACATGTAGTGTCTGCCTGTGATATACGTAGGCTCGCCATTGTTATAGAACCACACCCCGTTCCTCCTCCTTTTGTACTCCTCTTCTATGTACGGGGAAAATGTAGCCCTGAACTCTGGAGACTTTTCCATCCACTCGTCCATGGACCTAATCTTCTCAAGTTCCTTAGGGACTGGCAACCTTGACCATCGTTGTTCCAGTTTTGGGAACTCGTGAAACAGTATCTCTTTCTTAGATGGCTGTTTGGGTAAAACGACAAGAAGCCCGTGAAGTTCTATGACTTCGCCGTGGCTTCCGTTTGGGTCTATCTTTATTCCTTTCTCCTTATAGCCCTCTAAGTCAACCAAACAACTCATGTAAATTTAAGTGCAGCTGCCGTTACTGGCAGGTTATCTGCAAAGATATGTTTAATGACTTTTGCCAAATCCTGTATCTCTTTCTGAGCATGTGGGTCGTCACGAATCTGCAAGAAATGTATCCAAGAGCGTACGCTGCCAGTCATGTGCAGCGTTGTCTTCGTGGCAAGAGGCAGCACAAATCTTGCCGTCTCACGAGACACGCCAGCCTCAATTAGACCGTTGTATAGCTGCTCACATGCGGCAAACACCATAGCTACCTTGCTATCAAGGACAACAGAGTTCATTGGCTCAACAGACGACTGCCTGTTTTTTACAGCCTGCCAACGCAACTCCACTGGCTCAAAGATGCTCCCGTCTTTTGACAGGGCATTGACGTCCTGGTATCTCTGGCTAAACTCCTGGAATGTAAAGCTTCTATGTCTGAGAAGCTGTATGGCTATGGCCTTGCTGGTCTCTATCTCAAACGTAAGGTAGGAGTGCTCGAACGGTGACCAGTGCCCATGAGTGATGAGGTACTTTATGAGCGAGCCGTAATCCTCCTTCTTATTCTCACGAGAGCTTGAAACACGTGCAACTTCAACAATATGCTGTTCAGCATTGGGGGTGATGGACAATAGTTTTACTTTCATTTTATTCCCAGTAGATTTCTTCTCCTCTTAAGTAAAGTTTCTTCTCCTCTGCTTTTTCTTCAGATGTAAAGTGTCTGTCCGTAAACAGACAGTAGTTGTTTGGCATCAAGCAAAACTGACCGCTTTCAAGATTCACAAGATTAAGTGGCTTGTGCTCTTGCGGATACATGCTATACCCGTCTTTCCAATCAACCATGATGCCTGTGTGTCTTCCTTTGCAAGTCCTGGTTTTTACTTCAAGGCCGTGAAGATAATGAACGTGCCATACATCCATGTCATCGCCCATGCACTTCCATGGCATCAGTTCTTCGTGAGTCAGTGAAAAATCTTCTGTAGTGGATACTCCGTGAAGCGGAAGCCCACTCCAATGAGCGCCAGTTTCAAGGACTACGTGACACAGCAAAACCTGATACTCACGACCATATACAGCGTGCCATATACCCTTTGTAACGCCTTCTGGCATATTCGGACCAAGCATCTTGTTATCTACATTTATGTAGAAGTGATGCGGGAGATTTGCGTGTTTGCTCACAAGAGTTTTACTTTCATTTGATTTATGACCGTGATGGTTTTTTACTTCATTGAATCGTTATTGCAGTTATAATGATGCATTTTTGCTTCATTTGCATCAACAATCAGGCATTATGCTCAGGAGTAATTCCCGAGTTTGGCGCCGTTTTACTCCCGAGTTTGGCAGCCAGGGTAGGAGTCGAACCTACATTCAGTGGCATGAAGCCAGCCATTCTACCAGTTGAACTACCTGACTATTAGAGCTTCTGAAAGGAGTCGAACCCTCAACCTACTGAGTACAAATCAGTTGCTCTACCAATTGAGCTACAGAAGCATGGCGCGTCAGACAGGATTTGAACCTGCAGCCCTCGGTTTTGGAGACCGATGCTCTACCAGTTGAGCTACTGACGTGTTTTCTTGCGGTCACAAATTGTGACATCAAGAGTAGGGGCGACAGGACTCGAACCTGTGACCTTGATGATATAAGCATCCTGCTCTAACCAACTGAGCTACGCCCCCAGTTAATCGCACCTATTTAATCGTAGAGGTGCAGAACGCGAAATAAAGACCAGCAAGTCAAAGAATTGTACGCCCGACAGGATTCGAACCTGTGACCCACAGCTTAGAAGGCTGTTGCTCTATCCAGCTGAGCTACGAGCGCAGATGATTGAGCCCTGTGCAGGAATCGAACCCGCCGCGTCCGAGTATTAGTCGGGGCTCCCGTGAGCTTACAGGGCAAGGCCAGTTAGGCCTTTTTTCTGTCTGGGATGATTGCGTTAATCATGGAGTCAAACAGACCGAACACTTTGTTGTCTCTCTCCGTGGGAGTGAGGTTGACAACAATCTTCACCAACGCCAGGAAGACGATGAGAAGTTCGGTGATGATTCCAGGAGTGAACCATCCAGACTCAGCGACCGCTTCGTTCGGTGCCGTCTGAGCAACTGTTGCAGAGTCTGCAACGGCTGCCATAGTGTCCATCACCACTGGCAATGAATCAACTACAGTTGCAAGGGTATCAATCATATCTTAGAGGGTTTCCGTTACTACTTGCTGTTTCTCTTGGCAGGCCTGTTGTCAGCCCTGTTCTTCGAGGCGCTAATGTAGCCAATAATCTTCCCATTGGAACCATGTGCGGCATCTTTTTTATCGCCGTTCCCATACGTGCCGTTGTCACGGTTGTATTTGTTCAGTTCCGCACGGTACTTCTTGGCCTCTGGCTTAGACCCATACTTCTCGTACTCTTTTTTGTAGTTACGCTTTTTTGCCTTCACCCTGCAAAGTTACGGAATCGCCTCCTTTACTCTGATTGACAAGCCGTATCCACTCAGATATGTCCGCCCTGATTACATCCTTCAGTTCGCTTGAGTTGGATGAGGACGACATCTCTGTGTACAAATTGAACAACAGGCTCTTTGATGGCCTGCATACCTCTGCAATCCAGTTGTCGCCAAACCAAATCTTAAGCCCGCTAGGTATGTCGACATACAAGTCCTTGTCTACGAATATGAGGACGCCCCATCCCTGGCCTATAAAGATGTTGTTTACCATCTCAATCGGCCATTTGTCCTCAGAGTTTATCCCTATGGGATGGACGCCACAGCAGCCATACTCCTTATCCTTCATAAATTCAAGGACAGACGACACATCAAAGCTTATGTCGTCGTTGGAGATGATGACCTTCTTGTTCTTAGCCATCGAAACTCCGAGATTCCACGAAGGGTTGACATACATGTTGTCGCCTCTGTGTATGACATTTACCTTCTCGTAGTACGGGAAATCTATGGTCTTGTCTGGGTTGTTGTCCACGAGAAGTATCTCGTCAACAAGTTCGCAGTCGTTGAAGCCCTCTATGAGTTCCACGATACGCATGTTCTTCCACATCGTGGGGATGATAACGCTATACATTACAGAAGCATCTTATAGTTTTTGGGAAGGTACGAGTTGTCATTTATGTCTACAAACTCGTAATCAATTCCGTCTCGCTTAAACAAGTCCCTGTGATTTGCTATGGCCTCTTTGATGTTCTCTTCGCTGGTAAACTCATCTGTATTAAACTCTTGATGAGCAAAATGCATCAACTTGTTCTGAATCATCTTTATGTCTCCAAAATAAGAGAAATGCCAGCCTCCGTTTTCAATCGCTTGCGTGGTGTAAGACATCCTTATGTTTTCAGTTCCTCTATACAATTTAACAAGTTCATATGTGGCCACCTTAGGATGATACCACTTGCTATTAAGCCTAGTGTTTAAATTGTAATAGTACATATCCTGACGCAACGTAATTGGTTGAAGTATTGCGTAATCAGCAATACCCTTTAAAGAACCTGGGTCTGGTATTTCATCGCAGTCAGTTATAGTCACTATGTCATCGCCTTGAAGGTCAAGCAAATCTAGCCCCCTAGATATACAGTTTCGCTGATGTCTTTCTCTAACCCATGCGTCGTCACCTACAGGCATGTCTGTAACTTGAACATACACGATTTTATCAAGGAACTGCTTTACATCATCCTGCACCTTCAAGAAATTCATTTCCTTATCAGCACCAGCATGTGTCTTGTCAGCCTCTACGATTACAAAATGGTCTACGGTGTCATAAAGCTCAGTAAGTCTGAACTTCAGCATGTTGTATTCATTGTAAAACGTAAAACAATCAACTATCTTTCTTTTGCGTTTCATTTACTTTGTTTTCGTAGTAAGAAAAGTTCTTTAGCAGCCTAGCTTGCTCTTCTGATGGAACTTCTTTGAATGTGTCAGACTCTATGAACTTCTTTGCATTCTCGTAGGCCAACTGCGGCTGTCCAACGTAGTACGCAGCCATGCAATACTCGTCCATAAACATCCAATTTTTTATGGGAGCACTTACAAACAGAACGTCTATCTCTCTATAGTTCTGCGCTGCCATGTTCCCATATGTGAACGCAAGTACGTGTCTGTTGTTCAAACGAAGAAGCCTCATCAAATAGTATACTGCCTCAAGTCTATGGGGCCTGCACTCCCAGGCTAAACTATAAGCCTCTATAACTTCTTTGACAGGTCTTTTGGTTTCTTCAAGCAATAGAGCCACCTGAAGCAAAGAGATGTATACCTCTTCGTCCCATCCTTTCATGTTGGCTCTTTTTCTATAAGCCTTTATTGCTTTCTCTTTCTGCTGAGAATCCCTATAAGACTGAGCAAGATAGAAGGCGTATCTGGCGTTGTCTGGCTCTTTCTTAAGTGCCTTTTCAAGTATTTTAGCATCGTTTGCATACTTCTCTATAAGAGAGTTTGCTCGTTTTAGAGGAGATATGTCTGCCTTTATGTAACACTTGGGAATAACGAACCCCCTACGAGAGTTGGCCTCTTCGTCGTCAATATGCGGATATTCGTGAAGCACTCCCTTAAATACCCAGTCTTCATCTGACTTAAACAAAAAGTTTCTGGTGTACTCAAGGCCTCCAAACTTCAGCAATATGCCATGTGATGATTTCGTTTTGTCAATTCCTTCAAATGGGTTTACACCTTCGTCTGGAATAAACAAGTCGTCAGCATCCATCATAAATCTGTAGTCGCACTTTCCCAAAGCCAATCGCAAGGCCTCCGTCCTGTTGTGTGCAAAATCAACCCAAGGCCTCTCATGTACTTCTCCAGGGATTCCAAGTTCCTTGGTTACTTCTTTAATTTTTTGTATCGTGTTGTCTTTGGAACCCGTGTCTACGATGACGTAGTACGAAATAAAGGGAGCAACGCTCTTGATACATTCCTCTATGCAGGACTCTTCGTCCTTTACAATCATATTCAGGCATAGTTCCATTTAATTCAGTTTAAAAACTTTTCTTCAAATCTACGCATTACATTGGCTGGAGAAAACTCTTCGACTATTTTTTTAAAATATCCTGGCTCATAATCAAATTTTTTCTTAGACAATATCTGTTTTAGGTAATCTTCATTTGAATACATAAGTCCAGTATGCTCAAGCATCAACCTGTGATTCTGGTCATGACCTCCAGTCCAGGCTACCACTGGCTTGTCCATAAATAAAAACTCGCTTATAGCTAATCCAAAAGACTCTCCCATAGCTCTACCGTGAATCATAGCATTGCATGTGTTTATGAACTTTACCTTGTACTCAAGGTCATAATTAGGCGGTAGGTGTATAATGTTTGGAAGGCTTTGACAAAACTTATCAGTGTTCATGAACAAAAAATAAGTGTCTGGGTTTTCAACCGCAGCATGATAAACCGTGCTTATGGTCATGGGCAGGTTGAATTGGCTTTCCCCACCATGTCTGCCCCACACAAAAGCGTCTCTTGGTATCCCAAGCTCTTCTCTTAAATCTCCTTCTGGATAAGGTAAGTCGACTATGTGAGGAATGTAGTCGTCTGGCTTATTGTTTACTTCCGCCAGCCACTTTGATATATACATGTATCTGTCTCCATGCGGCTCGTTTATGTTGAAAACGACATGAACAAGGTTTTTTACGTTATTCAACAAAAACTCTTCTTCGCCAGAACGACATAGATGTATGTACTCTGCACCAACAGATAGTGCGAAATCATCAAGCTCGTGTACCTCGTCAAAAAGAAAAACTTCAAATCTATCTGAGAACTTTTTTAGAGTGAACAGGTCCGAGTTTTTTCTTGACGCTATGTATGATTTATTGCCAAGAACTTCTTCATTTGCAACGGCATAATCATACATGGCAACTTCGCTTCCACGAACGCTAAGTTGGTTTGAATAAAATATGACTTTTTTCATTTACTAAATTTCTCTGCAAACCCAGCCCTGTAGTCCTTCTCCTCTTTCATCCCTCCAGTGGCCTGAAGTTCTTTCTTCATGTCGGTGAGTTCTTGGTACTTCTTTATCAGGTCCTGACAGTCTACGGCAGTCTGCTTCACAGATTGTAGCTCTGCTTTTCTCCCTGCCCCAGAGGCTTCGGGGTCTACTGGGCGCCTGACCTCTTCAATCATGTTATTGATTGCCACCTCCATGCTCCCCATGAGCCTGTCTATGGCGTCTACAGTGTCAAAGCTCTTCTGTCTGGACATACATAAGGTCTTCTACGCGGGTTCTGTAGTACTCTATGCCGTCAATCTTGAATCTGTAATCGTGGTTCTTCTTGAACCCAACCACGTCTCCCTTCTTCACGCCAATCTCGGATAATTCGTCAGAATCAAACGCCACGACACCTTTGGTGACGGGAGGTTCATTAAACTCAACAACCTCTATAATTTCCGACATCTTGACCCTGGGCTCCTCGTACGGCGCCAGCACGGACCACTTGTTAAGCGTGTGGAAGAGTCCCGTGTCCCTGCTCTTGTATCCTATGGCCTGATTATTCGTGGCTATAGATGGGCTAAACTTTACAAGGTAGTGGTCCTTTAAGTCGGCCAATACTTGTCCGTCGTTCATGACCACGAGGTGGTGGAAATAAAGGGTATCTCCAACCTGTACTGGGGTGTCATACTTAAACGGAACCGATATTACTTCTCCCTCGTTTACTCGATACTCAAATTCGTTGAATCTCGTGTCCACGTACAACTCAAGTCCATTGGAAAGGGAGATAGTGTCATTAACCCGCTTTGGCAGGTAGACGACAAAACTGTCGTAAGAACGCATTACTTCTTTCTATAAGGGAAGATTATATTTAATTTTTCTTGTCTCTTCTTGCACCCACAGTCCTCTCCCGCCACCTTCTTGACCACGGATTCTATGCCCGTGGCTTTTGTAATCTTGGCTATGGTGTCGCCAAGGCCCTTGCTTTGTTCGTTTTCCATCAGAAGTTCAAATCGTATTCAACTATACACGGCATGTCGTCTATGGTCTTCCAGAGTACCTGGGTTCCATCTGGTTCCTGCAAATATATGTGGTACCTGGACTTGCTGTGGCGAGCCATCGTGGCATCATCGTACACTATAGCACTGATGGCGTTCTCTTTCATCTTCCCCACTGGCATCCCCACAAAGTATGCCATGGCGTTAGTTTTCGGCTCCTGACCGACAATAATCTTTCTTATAAGTCCTTCCATTTTAATTAAGTGATATAAATCCGTCGAACAGGTCGTCTGTCGCAGACAGTCTATTTTTTTTCTTAGATTCTTGGTTTTCTTTCTCGTACACCTCCACGGCGTGGGACATCATGTCGAACATCTCCTGCGAGTCTGCCACGTTAAATAGGTACATGGCCTCTATATTTGCCTGCTCATCCTCGTCGAAGTCACGTATGACTGAAACTATATTTACAAGGATTACGTCCTGTCTTACGTCGAGGCTATCTGCAAGGTCGTCTATCTGAGACAGAAGATTCTTGGCCTTAGTCATAAACATATTAAGTTTAATATCACGCTCAAGTCTTCCTTTCATGGCTACAAAAATAAAGAAACAATTTATGTTCCGTGAGTTCCTGTATAAAGATAAGGAAACGCGGGAGTCAAACTATCTGAAGTACCACAAGATGGTTAAGAAGTCTGTGGTAGACGAGCACGACATAAACAACTCTATCCTGGATTTTTTGGTGTGGGCATATGACATGGAGTTCTTCACCACCAGGCACGTTTGCAAGGACCTGAAGATGCGTCAGAGCAACTACTATGAGCGGGTGATTATGATTGCCCTACGCAAGGGACTTATATATCATTACTTCAAGCGTATGGAAACCTTCAACACGTTTGAGGGCGCACAGTTTCGGGAGGACGGGGGACACAGCTACAGGGTTAGGTACGCCCTTACCCAGCGTGGGAGGATGATTGTAAAGAAGTTCTACGACAGACTTCAGAAGGGAGAGTAGACGGCACGTCCCTTGTGCATCTTGGCACGGAGAACCTGTCTCTTGTTGGAGCCTTCTTTGTACGACACGTGTACCCAGTCTGGGTTGTCCTTGTCCCCAAACTCCCAAATCAGTTGGTTGAAGTCGAGGTTGTTCTTGATGAAGTCAAAAATCTCTTTGTTTGTGACGCCACCAAAAACATCTCCATCAAGGTCGAGCGCACGCCCCTCCATATGTTCTGACGTCTTGCTCCCTCCGATGGCTTTGTTGAGGGCGAGGGAGCGAAACCCTGACGTGACTGCAATCGCCACATCGAAGTGGTCTCGTACGGGCTGAAATACATGCTGAGCTATAAGTTGTAGGTTACGTGTCTGTACCTGGTTGGGGACGTTCTTTATCCCCAGCCTGGTGGCCACCTGTGATTTGGTGGCCTCGGCCAGCGTAAGATTCTTGCTCAGCTGCATCTTACTTATTCTTACGCATGTATGCCTCGTAGTCGGATACCAGGAGCTTGTTGTCGTTCAGCTTCCCAGAAACTATGGGTCCGTACTCCTTGACGTTACGTCCTCTCTGGCTGGTGGCGAAGAGGATGAGTTCCTTCTCGTTGTACCGTGGCCTGGGGGCGGGGGCGCCAGCTGGCTTGTTCGTAATCGTCTTCATAAGTGGATTTTGAGCAAAGATAAAAAATTTTTTCATCCGCACACAATACCGATTGTCGTCCTGCGTTTCGATATTAGATAAACCCAAAAACCTCTCTCATGAAAACGACAGCTTTGTTTCTCTTGTCGGCCCTGGCGCTGACGTCTTTGGCCTCGGGCCCAGGTAAGGCACAGTCTAACGTGTCACCTGTGTCCTTCCGTATCATCCTCAACCACGACGGCAACCTGCTCTCAAGCTCTGCCAACGACTCTATCGTGTGGGAGTTGTGGGTGGAGACGCAGGGAATTCGCGTGTACTCTAACGAGACCTTCGAGGAGCGTGTGACACGCTACGGAATTACTGACGAGTTTATCGAGAACTCCAAACAAGAGAACGCTCCGTTCATAGCACACAACCAGGGCAGCACCTACTTCACGTACACCACGAACAAGGCTGGGCTGCACCACATCGAGGCATACAACAAGTACACTGGCGAGCTGGTGGGGTACACGGTACTCATGCTCGACAGCTTCTTCACCCTCCCCCACTACAGCGGAAAGAAGACAGAGTGGCCGTTGATTCTGGAGCGGGGAGGCAAGCTCAACGCCTGGAGCCCATTCACGAATAACACCTACTCAGGACGATTTAAGCTGGGGGTGCAGTAAAAGAGAAGAGCGGCGATTGCCGCTCTTTTTCTTTAGAACTCAGCTCGTGCTGACTGCTTTTTCCTAAGTAGGTTCATGAGCGGGCTGTAGCTCACGTCGTACAATTCTTTCCCAGCTTTGTCGTACCCACGGCTTATGACCCTGAAGGGGCTGCTTCTTTCTTCTGTGCGGTAGGCCTGCGCCCTCATGGCGTCGCTAATCTCTGTCTGAACAGGACGCTTCTTGGGGACCATGCCACCGTTATTGTAGCCTCTCTTCATGGCATTGACTTGCTCCATGGCTCTTCTTATACGCTCATCTGCCTGGGTGCTTCTGCTTTGAAGCTGTTGCTCTGCCTCCTTTCTCACCATGTCGGCGAAGTATCTGTTGTCCATGCCCCTGGACTCTGCTGGCTTCTCCTGCATCCCAGACCCTTCCATAAACGTCTGCACAAAGTCTCTGGCCTCTGGGGTGTCTCTGGTGATGTCTACACCAGCTGACTCTGCCTGTCTTACCAGCTCTGGGATGTCGCCCTCCATAACCGTGCGTCCACCGACACCTGTCAGGTACTTAGGCAGTGGCTCGCTACGCACCAATCCAGCCTGTCTTACTTCCGCATTGGGGTCGTAGAACGACGCTCTGGGCATTATCGTCTCACCGAATACCAGGGCCCCATGGAAGTCGCCTATACGCTTGTCGGTCATGAGTCTCTTGGTGGTGGCAAGCTTCTCCTCGTCTGACATACCCTTGAGGATAGCGAAGTTGGGGTTGCCTGACTCTATGGCGCCGTTGATAGCTCTGAGTGCCACCCCAGGGTTGTCGTCTATGTAGGAGTTTACTTTCTGTGCCCAACGACCATACTGCTGGTCTATGTCTGCATTGGGGTCGCTGAGGTACTCTCTTCCGAACTCCGTGTTTCTAAGACGTTGCTTTGTCTCTTCATTGTAGTCGCTCAGCATTCCAGTGCTGGGGAGTTGGAAGTCATAGACATCTATCCTCCCCTCACCAACAGCCTGTATCATGTTAGGGTTTTCCCTGGTGTACTGGGCTGGCTCTATGGTCTGTACTGTCTCATAGTAGTTCCTGGTGTAGTCAGGTCCTGTGACACCACCACCCATCTGGTACATGGGCATCTTGCCCCCTTGGAGCATCTTGACGACCTTAGAGGCTATGTCCTTAGCCATATTTGATTTTTTGTACTTCATGTCTTTATACAGATGCTACGAATATCTCTGTTGCACACTGGCTACCTCCCGTGGCGCCGCCACGAATCAACGACACATCTGTGTACGAGGGCGTGGTGTTTGTACCTGTGGTAGCGTATAGGTCCTTGTTGGAGAGAATGAATGACTCACCACCGTCGAGCTTTACGTTGAACTCGCTCGTGGCTGTCTGCACGTTGAGTATAAGTGACGATGGTGGGGAGGCTGTGTCTATATTGGAGACACGCAGGTACCTCATGTTGGACGGGGTGAACACAGAGCCCCCTGGTGTGGTATCAAAGGATACTAAGTCTGTCATGCCAAGAGCTACTGATTGTACCGTGACGGCTCTCTGCATCACGTCATTGACACCAGTTATGGACAGTGTGTTTACAGAGCCCCTGTTGGAGCCATTGAGGTACACCTCCTCTGTTATGCTTACTGTAAGTGTGGCCATTACTTGTTTTTCTTGGCTTTAGATATTTCTATGGCTATAAGCTGTTTCTGAGCCCTGTCCTTGGTGGGGTGTGTCCCCAACAGCTTACCCTTGCTGCTGCGTACCTGGTACTGGCTACCCTTCTTTATAATCATACGGCAAATATAACACAACAAAATACACAGGCCTTTGAGGCAAAAGGAAACACATACATGCCCATACCTATAGGAGACTGTTGTCTGTCTGCTTTATCTATCTTTTTTTTTTGGGTATAGCTATCCCTTCATACAGACTAATCACAGGCGACCTCCACACTCACTGACTCACTTACTCAATGTTTGCCCAGTGGGGGCCCTCAAGCGCCCCCCAAAAGGCAAACGACTGCCTGTTACTGTATCTCCCTGAAGGGCGTAGCAAAGTTACAGACTTTTTTGGCAAAAGTCAAGTGGCGAAATGGGTTGTAAACCACAGTTTTAGGAATTTTGTGAATGGCAAGTTTATGAAATTAACACTTGTTAACAATTAGCAGGGCTCATGGGGGTCAATTAACTGCCTCATGTACCACAGTAACCAAGGAGCGTATAATTCGACGAGGGCAAAAAATTATAAGATTTACTCTCGTTGGGTGAACGAGGGCAAAAATTACCGAGTTATATAGGGGTAGGGGATTATATATAATTACGGACGTACGCGGGTGGGGTCCGGAACGCAAATGCGCGACCCCGTGGGTACGCACGCACGCGCAGTCGCGGCATCTTTTTACCTTTTGGATTTCCCGGCATTGCTAATGGTAACAAGACCGCAGATTGTGTTAGTATTTGTGTTTGGACGCAATACAAATTGCAAGTAAATCGATGAGGGAGATGCAATTGCAAATGTAACTCGCTGATTGCTAATAGCAACAAGGCAGGATTGTCCCCTCCCCATCTCTTCACAACCTTTAACATACCTCACATACGAGAACACGACATGGCTGCGTTGCGCGTGCCCGTGTGCGCGTAGCGCGTATCGCGTGTGCATGCGTAGCGCATGTGCGCGATGCGTGCGCATGTCGCGCGGTGCCTATCCTGCGAGATGCGTCTGTGGCGCTGTGGGCGCTGTGGAATGCCTGCAAACAGCGAGCAGGTCTGTTAACGGATGTTAAAATCCACTTTGCAACCATCTGGTTTTCAGCCAGTTGAAAAAAACTTTCATGGGGCACATACCAAAGGTCCATGCCTTGACGTCATATCAGCAGACGGGGAGGACGAGCCAAACCGCACACCACACACACAGACAACATGTCTAACAAACTCCACACCAACTACGTCAAGCTCACGGGACGTGAACTGACCATTCTCGACGAGATGACCAACTTCATGGGTCAGCGCATCCTGCTCGTAGAGCACCCCATCCATGGGGATGAGGCACCCGTCATCGCAATCTGCCGCGAGCACATGATGAAGGTAGGTCCGCTCGAATACGTCTACGGAGCGGCGGCGAACACGGATTTCTTCGACACCGACGACATGTACGAAGGCAGTGACTACGAACCTCTCTTCATCGGCGACAAACTAACCTACCGCTACGTTATTGACAACTACGACAAGCTCCACATCTCCCCATTAGGCGGCGAACTCTGAACCCATCATCGGGGAGCGGGAACCGCTCGCTCCCCACCATCACCCTCAAACACACACACACCATGTCCACCACATCAATCTCCCGCCGCTCTCCCGTCATGCTCACATTCAGTGACGGAACCTACATGTTGTCCATTCGGAAGCACATCCAATTTGGCCACTACATCGTGGAACTGCGGGACCCCGATAACATAGCGATTCACGAGCAAAGGTTCGAATCGATGGCCGATGCATGCGGGTTCGCGGAACGTTTGGGAGGCGGAACATTCCAAGTAATCTGCAACATCCAACTCTGAACCCATCACGGGGAGCGGGAACCGCTCGCTCCCCTTCATCACCCATCAAACACACACCCATGCTCTACACAATGGAATCCTACGCATCGCTCATGTTCCCAACAATGCTGTGCATCTCTGCTGTCTTGTTGTTAATCTATGAGCGCAAACAACAATAATCCAAACATCTCTCACGTTAACCCATCAAACACACACAGCTATGAATAGAGTGGAAATCGTCGGCACGAAGTTCAAGGTATTGATTGACTTCTTACCAATTACGAATCAGTACTACGTTTCTGTCATCAGCGTCAAGCACGACCTGCTCATCGGCACAACGCAGTACGGCACCCATGAGGAGGCGTACGCATTCGTGGGAAACGTCATGGACATCCAATAAACCATCATTACCCATCAAACACACAGAAAACATGTCATCATACATCTCAACCATCTACGTGTTCGACACGCTGTCCATCGCAGGATGCTACCTTCCTGCTCTCATCAACGGAGATGCATCGGGCATCGACGACAACGAATTCGCTGAACTCGACAAGTTCCTGATGGAACTACGCAACAGAATTCGTGAGCGCCACGATGCCGACGAGGAGATTAGCTATGACCTTGTGGTGACAAGTGACGAGTCATTCATAGGCATGTGCGAAGTTAGTGGGCTGTACTCTGACTGCCACGATGTGAATGTGATTGCACATGTATCTCGTCGGTCATAAAAAAGTTGCATCAGCACACAATAAACAGATTCCTCATAACGTTAACCTATCAAACACACACACCATGAACAATCAAGAGATGCTGTTTTACGCACACAATTTCAAGGGATTTGCGGTTTCCGTTCGAGCAAGGAACGAAAGAGATGCAAGAGAATTCTTCCGCAATCACTTTGCAGTGAAGACATTGAGAGGATTCGAAATTTGGAGAGGATAACACACAATAAACAGAAATCACTACACGTTAATCTATCAAACACACACACAATGGAAACTAACATTCAAAAATTTCTCGCCGAGAACTTCGATGCAGTTCAGGTGAAGCGGTCAGTGCAGGACGATGAATACGTCATCCTATGCACCTTGCCAACTCTGCTCGATGTAGCTAAAGTTCAGTTCGGGAGCGAGGAGTACCACGAATTGTTCGATGCCATGCAGGAACTATTCGAATGCCCAGTATTTGTCAGCGACTACGACGATGTGGTAGCCGTAAGTGAAGATTTCTTTGAAAATTACTACCAATAAGCACAATAAACATCAATCACCACACGTTAACCTATTAAACACACAGACCATGAAAGTTCAAGATTTGATTTGCTACCTTGACCTGAATCCGAAATACGAATGGGTTGAGATGGAATTCTTTGGCCGAAGAGTACTTGACTGGGCATTCCTCGGGAAAGAAGGAGCAATGGATTTCTTGCATGGCATTGAACCACAACGCCACGAGTCCATGTCTTTCCACATCGTCGGAACAAAGGATGGAGACGTATTAAGAGTTGATGTGGTAGAGAAAAAAAACAACGTCACACAATAAACAGATTCCCTCTCACGTTTAACATTCAAACACACACACACAATGAACACGATTCTTTTCGAAACAGAAGCAAACAAGCGTGCGTCAGACGCACGATTGGCCAAGTCAAAGAAGCAGGTTGTTGACTACATGGTCATCCTCGTAGAGGAACTGGAGTCCTTGAACGAAGAACTGCTACGAATCAAGGCATTGCAACAGATGAATGCCATGTGCGTCTTGAGCGGCAGTGAGTCAGCGCCAACAGAAGAAGTTGAGTCCCTTGATAAACGGGAGCAAGAAATTCGCATGGAGATTACGAACAAGAAGAATTACCTCATCGTCCTCATCGAATCTCAAGCACAATGATTAACGCACTCTTGACCTTCAGGAACTCTGCCGGACGCACCTTCGGTAGCCCAAAGAACTTCTCTGACCAAACGCACATCGATAACTACATCAACTTCATGATGCGTAAAGGACACAAGTTCGTGGACATCTTCTACGCAGACGACAACGATGCACCACAATAAACGCACCCAGTCAAACGTTAAACAATAAACACACACAGCTATGATTACGACATCAAATTCAAAGGTCTCTGTTTCGGACATCATCCGTTACGAGGAAGGGGACATGACCGTACGGGAGATGGTATACTTCTTCTCCCTGCTCATCAGGTCAGGCATGTTGAACAGGATGCAGGGTTCATACGGACGTATGGCATCGCAGATGCTCCAGTACGGATTGCTCGATGCGAGCGGTCAGGTGAACCGCGATAACCTCGAAGAGTTTATCAGCAGATTTTAACATCTGTTAACACAACAAACCCACACACAATGTCAGTTCAATCAATCTCCAACCTGATGCCGAGCAAGGCATACTTGGACACCATTCGTAACGGCGGCATCTCCGTCAACCACAGAGGAGAGACACCCCCATCCACGGGATTCATGGTAGGCGGTGCTGACGAGGACAGCGAGAGCCACATCGTACAATTCACGGATTTCTATGAGTTCTCCCGTGTGTTCGAACAACTGCTCACAAAGTTGAGCAACCTGCCGGAACCGGAGCGCGAATGCATGTACGTTGGCACGTGGTTAAACAACAACTTTGTTGACCAATCACGTCCATCGCCGCTCACTATCATCGAGTTGGAGTTGTCTATGCACATCTCCTCACTTGAGAAAGCCATGAAGCTTGGCAAGGCGTTCAATCAGTTGTATATCTATGACCTTGCGGAAGGCAAGAGCATCAAGGTAGAAAAAGATGTGCCTCAAGCACAATAAACCATTCAGGTAACCCGTTAATTAAGAAACACACACAGCCATGAAAACAATTCAAATCGGTTCACAAGTGTGGACTACAAAGAACCTGCGAGTATTCAAGTTTCGCAATGGAGACCCCATCCCGATTATTCAGGACAACGAGGAGTGGAGCAAACTCGAATCACCTGCCATGTGCATCAACCCTGACAACGGAGAATGTTACTACAACTGGTACGCAGTCAACGACTCGCGATGTCTTGCACCTATAGGATTCCATGTGCCTTCAAATGACGAGTGGCAACAGCTTGTTGACTACTGCGGTGGTAATGAGAAAGCGGGCAACTTGTTGAAATCGACGAAAAAGTGGGATGGCGCAGGAGCCTCCAAAGGATTCAATGCTATCCCTTCAGGCTTCCGAGCCCACTACAACGGGAACTTCTACGACCAAGGCAACAACGGGCATTGGTGGTCTTACTCCCCGAGTGGAGCAGACGCTTGGTATCGCTGGCTGTGCTTTGAAGACCCGTATGTCTTCCGTGACTACTCCAACCAACGAAACGGCTTCTCTGTACGCTTAATCAAAGATTAAAACACCCAACTATGAAAACTATTCAAATTGGTTCACAAGTGTGGACAAGAAAAAACCTCCGAGTGTTCAAGTTCCGTAACGGAGACCCTATCCCAATCATTCAGGATTCCGACGAGTGGGCATTATCTCAAGAAGCCGCTATGTGTATCAACCCTTACAATGGAGAATGCTATTACAACTGGCATGCTGTCGCTGACAAACGAGGTCTTGCCCCCAAGGGATTCCACGTTCCGTCAGATATGGAGTGGTATACGTTAATCAAAGTATACGATGGTTTTGATGTCGCGGCTAAATTGTTGAAGTCCCCTAAAAAGTGGGATGGCGCGGGAGTCCCCAAAGGATTTAATGTCAAAGGATTCGATGCCATTCCAAGTGGATACCGCACACACAATGGCGACATCATCACTCGCGAATACAGCGGGTTTTGGTGGACTTCCACTCCATGTGGTTCAGAAGCATTTTGCTACTACATGTTCTCTGGGGTCTCGATTGCACACCGAGATAGCGGCACCTTTCGAAACGGCTTCTCTGTCCGCTTAATCAAAGATTAAAATACACAGCCATGAAAATCTACGTTCAAGCAAACAGCAAGAAAGAAGTGAACAACTGGCTCGCTTCAGGAATCCACATCTACGGATATAACTATTCGATGTTCGAGGATGCAGGATGGCACGACATCTCAAACCTGAACGATGGGGATGTAGTGGCCATCTTCTCCAAGACGATGAACGGCTCCCCAGTCCCAAAGTCATGGGGTTCCTATGATGCCAAGAAGAACAGATTAAAGTGATGGGCGCACAATAAAAGACACACGACACACGTTACATAATAAACACACACAGCAATGTCACAAGAAAAGAAATACCCCAACGGACTGCGAGAGTACCTTGAGACACTCGTCATGATGTCAGTTGAACTGGAGGCAAGAGACCTGCCCATGCATCTCATCAACTACATAGACCATGCTATCGATTGGTCGGAAGAGTTTGAGAAGATGTACAGCGGCAGAAACATGAGGATATGGGATGGTGATTGGTTGGATGCAATCCAAGAATTTGTAGATAAAAAGATTTCAGAATCATGAACGAACTGCCTGAAGATGAGTTGATTGAGTTGGCCGAAGGCCCCAACAACGACATAGCTAACGCCGCTATGAATGAGCTACGCAGACGATTCGATGCATCATACGGATGGTGCCCCGAACTTGACTACGCAGTTGTCAAACGAGAAGAGTGTGAGAAACTAACCCAATAATAAAAAAGAAATGAAGCAGACAGCAGTAGAGTGGTTATGGGACGCTTTAGACAATATTCTTGAGTTATACCCCAGCGAATGGGAAAAAATAAGTAAGGTAGTAGAGCAGGCCAAAGAGATGGAGAAGGGGCAGATTGAACAGGCATTTAATGAAGGAAGAGAAGAAAGAGATTACAATGGTAGTATCTGGGAATGTAAAAGTGGATTAGAGTACTTCAACCAAACCTTTAACACTGAAGAGAAATGAAAACCCCAGTCGAACAACTGATTGAGAACATTCGGCAACGTGCCACACTTCTGAAAGAAGGAAATAAAACAGAACGACACAATAGTAGGATTCTGTTTAACGTTGCAAGTACAGCAAGACGGTTCCTCGAAATCGAACGAGAGTTCATCGAACAGGTCCGAACGGGTATAGATGCGCCCGAAAAGGATGAAACTATACCCGATAGCGCCCAGTAATAATCAATCGCCCCTAAAATTCACGTCATGGGAATGCACAAAGAAACCAAGGACAAGATAACAACGCTAACTGAATGCTTTGAGTTAGTGATTTGGATGGCCATCAGATATGCAGATGGTCGCCATACCTACGCACCGGGAGATGTTAGGCATGCAATCAAGATGTTCCAAAGTGTGTACCCATCGTGGAAGCCACAGACAGACATCACGATTAAGAAACCAAACCTCACGGATGAACCCGAACTCTTCTACGAGTCAGACCACTTGTGGGATTTAGTAAACAACGAAAATGAACGAAACCAAGAAGACGTACAAGGAGATGTACCTTGAGCAGAACGAGGAACGTAACCTCGACGGATACCTGAAGGGCGACCTTGCCATCCTGTTCGACATCATCCACCCCTACCAAATGTGGAGCGAACTGGACAACACCAAGTTCAGCATGAAGGTGTCCTTCAAGGAACGATACGAACCACAACTGCATCTCTTTTTTGATAACCCTGTAACCTGAATTAAACAAGTTACTATATTCGCCACATGATTGCAGATGTGGTATTTAAGAACGCATACGGGGCAGATGTCTGCCTCACCATCCACGATGTTAACGACAGCGACAACTGGCACTTCGTTACATCCTCAATAGACAACCAATCTTATGCCATCAACATCTTCAGAGAGTCAGAGTCAATGCGATGCTACGTCCACTACGTCTACGGAGCAGACGACATCGACCATCTCAAGCGATTCGAACCCGAATCATTTTCAATCGTTTGACGAGACCCTCGCCAACTACGAGCAGGAACTTCACAAACGTGTGTGTTTCAATCAGATAACTGCTGTACGAAATACTTTCTACGCAATTACTGGGCACCACGACAATAAAAGCAGGAAGGAGTACGTTGTTAAACCAAGGGCGGCACTGCTCTGCGCCTTGTCCACCAAGTACACACTAACTGACGTGGCAAAGGCGTTTGACATACACCACGCCACGGTGATTCACCACCGCAAGCACCACGAAGGAAACCTATCAGCATGGAAGGGATACAAGGAAATCTTTGA